CGCCGTACTTGGTTTCTCTAAGTGGCTTTCCAAGAACTGGACTAATGTTAGCTCTCATGTTTATTACACTAGCGGTTCTACTTCTGAAGAATTCTCAGACTGGGTTAAGTACCAATGTGATAGATTGGGTATTGAGTTCGAGTCTTGTACAAAAATACTCAGTGATCAGTCGCGACAAGATGCACACGTTCATCATACTGCTCTTGAGTTCGAACTTCGCGTTCTTGACCGGGTTGGTTTACCAATCCATGTAATTTCCGCCTTGCGGAAACAAATAAAAACCAGAGGACTAAGTCGAAGAGGCATCCTCTATTCTCGTTTGGGAGGTAGAAACACTGGCGACCCACATACTTCATCAGGAAACTCATTAATGAATGCGTTAATAACTATGTTAGCTCTGACCCGAATGTGTCCAAATATTGACTGGAATGACCCTTCGGTGGCGATAGCCATCCAAGGAGACGACTCTTTCATTATTTGTGCCACAGAATGGGCAGAACAATACTGGAATGAAGAAATGTGGTATAATACTTGGCTTTATTATGGCTTCAAAGTAAAATTTGTTGAAGTCACACAAGATTTAACCAGATGTGATTACTGCTCAAAATTATTTTGGCCCACAGACGACCATGTCTTGGGTTATTTACTCGGACCGAAACCAGGGAAAACATTATCTAAACTGGGATGGTCAACGAGACCACACACTAACGTGTATAAACACAACCGCTGCGTAGCTTTGGGACTAAAACCAGCCGTTGGACATGTACCCTTTTTGAGGGAATATGTTAATCGAGTGTTAGCAATTACTGACCGACCTGATTGTCAAGATGCTAAACCCGATCTTAGGAAGTATAAGGTAGAAACAACTAAACCAGTTAAGTACTGTGAGAGAACTTGGGAGTTTCTCGACAGGAAATATGACTTGTCACACTCAGATCTACAAGAATTCGTTGAAGTATTGAATACGATAGAAGAACTTCCTTTCCATCACTTTTCTTACTCTGTGGAAAAGATGATGAGGGTTGACCTAGAATAAAGCGCTAGGTTGACATATACGGCTCCAGGTGTCGGCACCCTGGGGCCTAACGCAATATAACTGAATGAATGGACATAAACAATCTTATCAGAGAACTCGAAATGTTATTAACCGAATTGCAGCAGCAAGGAGTAACTCTTCGCAAACAAGAGAACAAGCAAATAGGAAGAGCACTCGAAGCGGACGCACGGGAAGACATCAAGAGAAATCCAAAGCAAAAAGTAACCATATTCAGCAAAATCAAAAATTTCTTAGGAACTCCACTAGGAAAAACAATATTAAACGCAGTTCCAACTCTGTTATCATTAATATGACTCCACACTACGACCATAGATTTTTAAATGTTACTAGAACTGAAGCTAGAAAGTTAAGTACTAGAATGTTTAATTATTCGAGAGAAGGTGGGATAATACACAATTATAGTGAAACATCTTCGTTTCCAGAAGTGAAACCACCAAGAATAACTACCGGAGTAGATAGATGGGGATCTTATACAGTTATAACTGGAACTGAATCATTGACAGCGCTCACTGTGAAAACCACAGCAGCACCTCTACGCGAACAGACTACCGTAGGTGACACTATCTTTTTTATAGGAATGTCTCCTTCATTTTTGTCCAATACCAGGATGAGATTATTGATGGAAAACTATGAAAGATATAGATTTGAGAACTTACAAATACGTTACCAACCATTAGGTGACGCGACTTTAGGGGGTGGACTTGTTATGGTGCCTTTAACAGACCCAGATACTATTTTATCAATTGGAAACAACGGGGCTCAAAAGGTTTCAAGAGCAATGGACTATGCTAATTCCGTCAATTTTAACATTTATAATCACGCGTTAATGCACTTTCCAAAACATCCGGAAGATCAAGAACCTTATTTTATGATATCAGGGCATAATGCCAGGCTTGAGATTCCATATGCATTCCAAGTGTTAGCACAAACCACATTTCAGGATTCAAATGGCGAAAGCGATAGAGATGTAGGTTGGCTGAGGTTTGACTACGAGGTGAGGCTTTATGATCCTCGATTACCAGAAATGTCTGTAGAAAATGTTTCTCAAGAAGAAAATTTTCAAAGTGTTTTATTCTCTGACTTGTTCGATACAAGCAGTATACAGATAAACTGGCCAGTCATTGGAAACACAGATACACCAGAATGGATATTGGATGCGAATACCAGCCACGACAAAGTAGCCGTGCTTACCGTATTAGAAGATTTTATGGATACTTCAAACAATGTTTTGCAGTTACAGTCTAATACACATGGAGGCTTCACTATGTCGCGTGGATTGGTTTTGTTTTATAAAACTCATTGGGAAGATGTAATAATGGGGACGAAAATTAGATTTTACACAAACTTAGACAACTTATTTCTCGACAATGACGGGGTAACTTGGGATGTAGCTCCAAATAGTGCATCTACAATGACCTCCGGACGAGCAAGAATCGACGTGTATGATTTTGACCATATATTGTGAAGTGCCGGGCTACGTGAAGTAGTCGCTTACACACTGTG